AAACCTGTCCTGGTCTTAAATCACTGGTAAAATTCTGTACTACCTCAGTCATGCCTGATTCTGGGGTAAAAGTAAGGTAAACCTGTCCTCTTTTATCTAAGGTTCTGGTTATACATTGTGAGTAAATGTCTTGGGGTGGTTCTTCATCTAGCCAAATAAGGTCTAAACTCTCCCCCATAAATTTTTCTGCCCCTTGTTCGTAAGCCTTAAAGGCAACTCTAGACCACCCACCTGTGCTGTGTTTTACAAGTACCGAGGAATGTGCGTTAGGCACACCTGGTTTCCTTGTGGTTTCGCCAATGAGATGTTTGGGGATAGATCCTTTCCCTTTATCTCTGGGGTTGTCTGGTTGCCCAAATAATTCTTTTTGACAGATATCTCTTGTGGTTTCATTAGATGCCCCACATACCCACGCCCTAATAGGTTTATCAAATCGCTTACCTTGCCACCACTTAGGATAAAGCCCTGTTAAATGAGCTGCCATTTCCATAGCACCTACATACGACTTTCCTACTCGGTTAGCTGCCATCAATAATCTTTGATTGGCTTCATCACCTGCTTTATGAAATCTTTCTTGAAACTTGTAGGGTTGGTAATAATTTAATCTATTCTCCTCTTGTCGCTTAGTAAGCTCACCCAGGATCTTTTGTATTCTTTCTGTAGACATAATACTCCACCTCTAAGCCTATCCAATTTTTTTTAACATTGCAAACCAAATCGCCCTATCTTGTGTTTTTATTTATTGATACCCCAACATAGTGTGTTTATGAATATATTTTATTAGTATTGAT